ACAGAGAGGGTTTATAATTAATTCGATATTTTTTGTGAGTGCCATCTTTATCAACACCACGAACTAACAACCGCCCTCTGTAAGGAAGTACACTTGTGTAGAACTCCATTAATTATATTTGAGTATTATTGAAATGTCTATTTAATGTGTCAACTCTTTTTTCTGCCGTTGCAATTTTATCTAGTTGACATTGCATTGATTTGATAATTGCGCCATCTGATGATGGGTTATCAAAATAAACCACTAACGAAGCAAACGCAGTTGCGATATCAGCCTCTGATTGTCTGATTAGTGCCTTGAATAGTGGGTTTTCTGTTTGATGATTTTTTGCCATGTTTCACTCCTTCATTATTTAATAACATATTATACATTAGTTTGACTGGTTTGTCAAGCGTTTAGTCAAGACTATATTTTGTTGTAACTATATACTTTCTTGCTGGGTTTACCATTACATTAAAAAGTTTAGACATTACATAACGATTAAACAAAACCTCTGTACCCATATTACTTCTATCATTTAATCCAAACATAACATCTTTATACATACTTCCTGCAAACTCTACATCAAGTTTAACGAGTGGCCGTTTATCTCCACCAGCGCCTGTTTCTGCCTCATATGTGTCTACTAAATCTGTAGTAATAGTTTTACCTTTCAGATTAAAAGTAATCTTCTTGCCTGATATTTTAATATCTTCTGCATGAAGAACTGAATACACACCATTGCCAGTATCAAATTTTGCAATGATTTCGCCAAATGGATGTATATTGACAACTTCTCTATGTCCGCATTGTGTTGGAACAGGGTATCTATTTTCTGAATTAGCAAAATAATCGACAACCTGTTTAACAATATTTTTTCCACTTGCTTCTTCTATGCCTTCTGTACCAGGCGAATGATTAACTTCAAGAATATATGGTGGGTCTTTCTTAGGATTTTTAGATGGTATGAAATCAACAGCAGTCCAAGTGCCGTCAATGGCCTTTGATGCTAGCAAACATTGTTCTACTTCTAATTCTGTTAATGGATATTCTTTAACTTTAGCGCCTTGTGAAACATTAGACCTGAAATCGCCTTCAACAACACTTCGCTTCATAGCAGCAAGAATTTTACCACCCAAAACTATCACTCGAATATCGCCATCAGTTTTGATGTATTCTTGAATTAATAAATCAACATTTTCATTTTGACTATAAAGCAATTGAATCAAAGATTCTATTTGTCTTTCTGATTCGACAAACAAAACACCAACACCTTTTGAACCTTCTAAGGTTTTCATAATGATTGGGAATTTTGTATCTAAGCTTTCTAGTGCTGGTTTCCAGTTTTCTGCATTAGGTATTAATGCTGTTTTTGGTTGTGTTAAACCAAAGTCCATTAACTTAACATAGGTTCTATATTTGTCAGAAGATACTGAAACGACTTCTCTGCTGTTTACCATACAGATGCCTGTTTTTTCAAGACGAGATAGTAAGTCCATCCAACTGTTTTTCAATCGAACTGAACCACGAACAATCGCTATAGTATTTTCACGGTGTATTTCAAAACCTTCCTCATCGCCTTGATTGTATATCTTGTATACACCATCATCATATTCAATACGAGTGCCCTCAATTTCGACCACATAGTACTTATGACCTGCAGCTTTACATTCTTCCACAATCCTTCTAGCGGTGCGAAACAATTTTTGCTTAGCAGGTTTTGGGTCGCCAGAAATAACAAGCACTCTGTACTTGTTACTACTTTTAGCTTCTGTAATGAAATCTCTAAACTTCGGAGCCTTCGTCATCTACTTTTTTACCTATATTGTATTTTGCTTGTAAGTCCCAATCGTTCTTATCTTTGAACGCCAGAACTTTAATCTGTGAGAGAGGCGCCTTGTTCTCTGCCTGCTCTTTATTTAATATAGTAATCAAACCCCAATCGCCCAATAATTGAGCAATAGTATTCCTTCTTTCAATGTCATTCTCTGAAAAGTTTGCAAACTTACCATCAAGTGCAAACAGTTCTTTAAAATGTACTATGAAATATCTTCCTTGTTTGTGTAGAATATGGCATGATTGGAATAACTTTTTGTCTTTCCTCGAGGCTACGCCTATTCTCGTTAGGGTTTCTCGAACCTTCAGAAAATCATCTGGCTCTTTTAATTGTACTTCGAGCATCTTTTCAGGATGCCAACTATTATCTAACTCATTCATTTTGTCCCACCTTTATATAAACTTTCTTTAATTAATTTCAATTGTTCTTTGGTGAGTATGTCGAGAGCAGACTTAGCCTTTTCATTACTATATCCATAATACTCTTTTACACACTCAATATCTTTAATCTTACCAGCCTTGAGAAATGGAGTAAACCTTTTCTTAGACCTAATACTATTTAGTAGAAATTGAAATTGCATATCTCTATCAAGGAAATGATTTCGATTCATTTCATTGCTGAGCATTACGGTGTCTTGAAAACCAGATAGGACTTTGTTGACCATAAATGCAGGGTACTTCTTTTCCCACATAGGGTCATCAGAATCCATCAGATTCTTTTTGGTGTGATTTATCGCAGGGAGATAATCTTTAAATAAATCATACATTACTTGAACTTCACTTGGGACATCAGTTCAGTCAAACATGCAACTAGATTAATCTCTTGGTCTGCCACAAAAGCAGATTTGTACTGATAGTCAGCAATAATCAAAACAGCATGAGGTATTGTTGCAGGCTCAAGTGTTGTGTATAAACTATCATATATCTTTCTGAAGATTTTAACTGGGTCATTGTCAAGATTATTTACAACCCACTTTCGCATTTCGCCAAACTCTTTACCTTTCAAATGTCCTGTTAAAGACTTGAGATTTTCATCAGAGATATTTACAAGAACGCCAGCATCAATCGTGCCTGCTACTGAATATCTTTGCAGTTCGTTGATAAGTTTTCTGTTGTCTGGGAAATGTTTGTTGACAAGCTCTGCAATTACAGCCCGCTCATAGGCAATATCTTGTTCTGCAAGAATAAATCTTGCTCGTTCAAACAATTGAGCTGCAAGTTTAGGTTTGTCTTTGTTATTGATTCTGAATTCTATATTTGAGAATCGACTGTGAAGTGGTTCAATGATTCTATTCTTAAAATTACAAGTAAGAATGAATCGACAGTTCTTATGAAACTCCTCAACAAAGCCTCTTAAAGCAGGTTGTGTTGATTGAGGATTAAGATAATCTGCCTCGTCTAGTATCACTACCTTTTTACCACCAGATAGCGATACAGTCGAAGCAAAGTTTTTGATTTTGTTTCTGAGAACATCAATGCCACCTTCTTCTGAACCGTTAATCATTATCCAATCACAGTTCATTTGCTCACACAATGCCTTCGCAACTGTGGTCTTGCCGACACCTGGGGTGCCTGAAAATAACATATTTGATATTTCGCCCTTGTCAATAAAGGACTGAAACAATGTTTTTAGAGATTGTGGTAGTATACAATCATCAATTGTTTTTGGTCGATACTCCTCGACCCATAGAAAGTCTGTACTCATAATTCACCTTATTCATAATATATAATATAAAAAATTTACGCATTGAAAACACTATCAGGTTCTAATGCAATCCAATATTCAATTGGCAGTTTTGTGTTTTTAAAGTGAGAGATAGACTTTGATGATACGCCGACATCATAATCGCCAGCCATCATTTTAAGATTTTCTACTTTAAAATAAAAGGTATAATCTGCCGTTGCATTTTCGCCAACAACAATATCAAAATTATTAGATGTGTCATTTTTCTTATCACACACTTTCAACACAACATTACCACCTTTCTCGCCGACAAGTGCAAGGTCAGGTGCTTTCAGAATCGCAGCCATCTTTTGTAGTTGTGCAAGATTAGATTCAGACAAACTAAATGTTACATCTGTTTCAGGCATGTTGACATCTTTGGTTGGTGCAACGATTACTGACGGGTCAGAGTAAAAGTATTTCGCTGTTGCACGACTGCCTTCAGCAGAGATTGTCATATGTTTATCTTCTAGTGTAAGTTCAGGTTTGTCTAAACTAGACACCACAGATAAGAATTCGTTCAAATCATAGATGCCGAATTCACTATCAAATGATTCTGAGATAGTTGCCTTGGCAAAAATGTTTCGCATTGTAGAGATTGTGTTCAGTTCACTACCAGGTTTGATTAATATGTTTGTATTAATCTCTGAGAAGTTTTTAAGAATATCGTGGGTATTGCTATTTAGTTTCATTATATAGTCCTTTTAATTAAGTAATGTCATTATACATTAAAGTTACCTCGTTGTCAAGCGTTTCATCAGGCATTTCGCAATAATCTTTAATTCGTTGTTCAGAGATTTCGATATAGTGAGGGTCTAGGTCTATTCCGATATACTCATTGTTCTCTTGTATCGCCGCTATTCCTGTGCTTCCACTACCATTGAATGGGTCTAATATCACACCCTTTGTTGGGCAATACACTCTTATCAAATATCTCATTAATTCTATGGGTTTAGGTGTAGGGTGGTCATTATATTCACCACGCTCTTTTCTTGTTGCTCGTGGGGCATAAAAATACTTTTGGTGATAAGGGTTGTCAAAGTGCCCTATAATATTGCTTGGGTATCTACCATTAGGATTTGCGTTTTCAGTTTCTTTAACTTTATCATCTTTAGCCTTTTTGACATCTTTACCAAATGCTCGCCTACTAGCGCCACCTTTAATCCAACCTGTTGGGGGTTTGCCTTCCCAAGGAACTCGGGTCGTTTCAACATTGATTTTTCCAACACCCCATTTATCAAAATTATTCTGTATGGTGTCATTGAAAGGTTTTTGTGCTACTACGATAGGTTCATGGGCAGGTTTTAGTTTATTTCGTTTTGCCATTTTTGTAGTTACCATCCATATAATTTGGTCTTTAATATCAAAACCGGCATCATCAACCTTTGTCGCCATTCTATGATACAATTCTGGACTACAAAAACTCAAACAAAAACCGCCAGGCTTTAACACTCGTAATACTTCTTCCCATGTTTCAACAGGCGGCACATCATGGTCCCATCCCACGCCGGCAATTTCCATACCATATGGTGGGTCTGTAATACAAGCATCTATGCTATTATCTGGCATAGTTTTTAATACATCTAAATTATCTCCGCAGAGTAAATTATACTTCATATTCATAACCAAAATGTTCAAATACTTTTTCTACATGACTGTCGTTCCAGTATTTGTTTTTGTAATCACCACCTACATCTTTGAAAGCTAATCTAGGATAAATTTCAAAAGAATCTTCAGACGCTTGGTCATCTTTAATCATTTGTTTATATTTTTCATCTAGAGCAATTAATTTTTTATATTTTTCTTCAGAACAAACCTGTCTGCCAAAAAGCACATGACTTTTATTTAACTTCTTAGAAGTAATAATATAAAGAGCATCTGGTCTTGGTAGGCCACGATTCCACATTGGGGCATAACTTTTAACACTTTTACACTCCATGTCTAGTTCATAATCTAATAATCTAAAGTCTGGAAACTGTTGCGAACCATTTGGTTGTGCTACATATTTTATCTTGTGTTTCTTTAATAAAGCCTCAACTTCGTTTTCGTGTTGTGGGTTGTCCTGTGGGTTTGGACTATAGGGTAGGTTTAGAACATCTTCAATAAATTTTTTCATGTTTTTTTCATCCTTTTTCATCATAATATAAGTATATTATACACTATTTTTCATCTCTTGTGAAGCTATTTGGAAGAAAAATATTCAACTTTAGTTGAATTGAATTCAACTAGGATGGGGATAGGCACCGAAGTGCCTATCTATTTTACAATTAAGAGATTTTAATTGAACGAGGTTTTTTCTCCTCGGGAACTATCTTCTCTAAATCGACAATCAAC